GATCGGGTATCTGGTGTTCAATGGCTTCAGGTACTTGACGCCGCCATCTACAACGTACTGCTTCAGTGTGGCCTCGTCTCCGTTGCGGCGCACGATCACGAATTTGCCGGGCTCTGGGCCTTCCTCTGGCTCCACGATGACGATGCACCCATCCGGGAACTTTGGCTCCATGCTGTCGCCATTGACCCGAAGCGCGTACGTGTGGACCCTAACCCTGTAAGTCGTTTCGATTCTCTCCCCCTCCCCGGGCTGCAGGTTGTCAACGGCGCTGACGCCGTACCCTGCTTGTACCCATGAAATCAGCGGCACCGTGCGCAGCTGTACCGACTGGCTAACATTGCCGCTCTCTGAAGAACCTTCAGTTTGGGAATTTTGTTGAGTTAACGATGCCGGCCACTCATAGACCATCTCTCCTTCGCCGGTGTCAACCCAGTTAGCGTTGCACCCTATGATCTGCTGGGCCTTCATCATCCCGTCTTTAGACACTCCGCGTGTCTCCCAGTTCTTTACGGTCTGTGGGGATTCATTCAGAAGCCTAGCGACTGCCGATTGGCCCTGCACATCCTTCATTGCGAAGGCTGCGTGATACAGGCGTTCTGCTCTCGGGTGCATGGTCAGCATTCTTGCGTCACTAAACAAAATGTTGTTAAACGCAGTGTTTGACAGTTCGTTAAACATGGTGTTTAATCGCATCCATGAAAGCAGACGCAGAACTCATCCAGGAGCTTGGTGGGCCGACCAAGTTGGCTGAAATCCTCGGTTACGACAAGCAATCCGGTGGTGTCCAGAGGGTCCAAAACTGGATCACTCGCGGCATTCCGGCGCAGGTCAAGGTAGACCACCCAGACCTGTTTATCCGAAGTATCAAGCCTTCCAGCAAGGCCTCCGCCACAGCAACGCAAGAGCAGGCGGCGTGATCCATGAGCCTTCCACTGATTGACTTCCGCGGCAAGGTGACGCCAGAGACCGACGCGGTACTCGAAGCGATCCAGCGCAGCACCGGCCGAGACAAATCCGAGATTGCGAGAGAGTGGCTTCACAAGATTGCCCTTCGTGAGATCGATGCAGCCATTGAACTGCAGAAGATTCTCAACCGCGAGGGACTTACCGGGGCGCAACAGGGAGGCTCGGGGAAATGAGCGACCCACGCAACGCATTCCACTGGCAAAACGGTGCGAGGTCCATCTTTTGGACCGAGTCCGGAGAGCGAAATGCCCGCAAGCTGGAAAAGCAGGGCGGCGGCATGGCATTGGACGTCAAGGGCCGCGCGCTCGTAGACATGGGCCCGCGCACCGCACAGGCAATCGTGATCCGCAAGCAGTCCGACCAGGACAAAACCAACAGGATTATGAAAGGCGCATCGATATGAACATGCAACTTGCGTTCGACCTCGCGCCTGGCGCCCGCCTGCACGACCCTGATACCAGCAAGCAAGCCGCCGCCCAGGCCAAGGAGCTTGCCGCGCGCCACCACCGCATCATCCTCGCCGCACTGGAGGCCCACGGTCCTTCGGGCAAGGATCGTATCGCCGCGCTCACAAGCCTCACCGGCGTTGCAGTGTGCCGGCGCCTGTCTGAGCTTGCCAAGGCCGGCCGCATCGCAACCACCGGGCGCAACGTGCAAAGCACCTCTGGACGCTCGGAACGTGAATGGAGGATTGCATGAGGGATTACGGGAAAGTTTCCCCCCAGTTCTGGATCGGCTCGACTGGACGCGCGATCCGCGGGCACATGGAGGCGCAGATAGTCGCCTTCTACCTGATGACGAGCCCTCACGCCAACATGATTGGCGTGTTTCATTGCCCAGTTCCGTACATTGCACATGAAACCGGATTGAGTATCGAAGGGGCTTCGAAGGGACTTCGAAGGCTCATCGAAGCCGACTTTTGCACATACGAAGAGGACTCCGAGTACGTTTTCGTGCACCAGTTCGCCGCTAACCAGATTGGAGAACGCCTGGAGGCGTCAGACAAGCGCTGCAAGGGTGTCGAGAATGAACTGGCGAAAGTGCCAAAAGGCCAATGCTGGCGCGCATTTAGAGCGCGTTACGCGGTCCCGTTCAACCTCGCCATCCCGTCAGAATCAGCCGCAAATATCAAGCCACTTGCAAGCCCCTTAGAAGCCCCTTCGAAGCCAGAAACAGGAGCAGGAGCAGAAGCAGGAGAGGAGGGGCTTCCTGAAAGCCCCCTATCCCCACCCCGACCTGGCGGCCCATCCATGGCGGGAGCGGTGTGCGTTGCCCTGAAGTCGATCGGCATGGGGAAGGTGAATCCGACCAACCAATCCCTGATCGACCTGCTGGCGCAGGGGGCTGAAATCGGCATGTTCGTCGACGTGGGGAGGGAGTGCGTCGAGTCGCATAAGCCGTTCAGCTACCTCCTGGCAACCGTCAAAGGCCGAATGGCTGACGCTGCTGCGCTGGCGGCGAAGGCAACCAGCTCCGCCCGGGGCCCGGCTGGCGGCATCTTGCCGGGAGCGATCTGATGCGCGGTCATGAACGAATCATCGCCCTGCGCAAATCCGGCATCAAGCCCGCGCTGGTCTTCATCAACGACTATCCCTGCCGAACCGACTGGTTCGAGCATCACGACCACGCAACCGTGTGCACCCACGGCGATGTGATCCAGCTGCTGGATCTGCGCTACCTGGTTGGCCTGCGCGTCAGCATCAGCGCATCGAGCGAGATCCGCGCAAAGGCCCTGTTCGACCAGGTCCGCCTTGCCGGCGCACAGACTGTCGCGGCCGCCCACATCCGAGACGAACTTCCTCCGCATCGCCAAACCGGATGGTGCGAAATTTGGCACAACGAGGTGGCCCATGCCTGAGTACCTTTCCGACGATTTCGACTTCGAGGCCTACCTGACGGAGACCGACCACAAGCAGCATGTCCGGCCCGCCGGAGACTTCGTGCAGCTCGCCAAGGAGCGACTGCGCACACGAGCCAAGGAAAAGCGCACGTTCCTTCCCTGGCCGAAGGTCAACGACTCGTTCGAATTCCGCAAGGGCGAGGTGACCGTCTGGGCCGGCCAAAACGGGCACGGCAAAACCGACCTCACAACCCAGCAAGCGCTTTCGCTGATCGGCCAGGGAGAGAAAGTCTGCGTGGCCAGCTTCGAGATGAAGCCTGTGACAACCGTTGGTCGCATGGCTCGCATGTTCAGCGGAACAAACCCATTCTCGCCAGAGTACCAATCCGATAACGGTCATGCCGTCCTCGATGAGCTCTACGACCAGTTCTCGGAATGGACGGCGCAGCGGCTGTGGCTCTACGACCAGACCGGCACCGCTGCACCGAAAACCGTCCTTGGCATGGTCAAGTATTGCGCCGTCGAGCTCGGCATCACCCACGTGTTCATCGACAGCCTGATGAAGTGCGTGAAGGCCGAGGACGACTACAACGGGCAGAAGGACTTCGTGGACCAGCTCTGCGCGCTGGCAAAGGATTGCGACATCCACGTTCATCTGGTGCACCACCTGAAGAAACCGGCCAAAGAGTCGGAGATGCCGGACAAGCACGACACGAAGGGCTCCGGATCCATCACGGACCAGGTCGATAACCTCTTCATGGTCTGGCGCAACAAGCCGAAGGAAGACGACATCAAGGCTAAGGGCGCAAGCAGCAACAAGCAAACCGAGCCGGACTGCTACCTGCTGTGCAGAAAGCAGCGCAACTACGAGGGCAGCTCCGATGGGGAGCCATCAATTGCCCTGTGGCGCCACCATGACTCAGGCAGCTTCATTGCCTTCGCCGGCGAGCGCGCCCAGTTCTTCCCGAACTACCCCCACGTGGAGAGCATGTGAATGGCGACTTTTCTGCCCTACGCCTGCGAGTGCTGGAGCACTGCCGCTGGATCTCAACCTTCGACCGCGAGTACGCAATCTGGGCCTATCGCCACTACCGCGATGCAATGCCGTGGCTGGAGCTGTGAATGAGTCATCACGCCGCAACCGCAACCCAAGGCCATCGGTACATGCTCGGAAACAGGCATGTGATCGCAATGCAGTCCGGGCACGTAGTGACCGTTCGGCCCATCGAGGATGAGGCATACCCCCTTGGCAAAGAAGTGACGGTGAAGGCCTCCTGGCTCCAGCCGGCGCCGATGGTCTATTTCCACGGGGAGATCCCGAAGTGAAACAGACGTTCATCATGGCCCACGACCTTGCCAGGGCGAACGCTGTACAGGCCGTCAGGCAGGCTCCCGATGGCTTCGTGGTCCAGATCGGAGAACCCAACCGAAGCCTGGAGCAGAACGCCGCCCAGTGGCCATACCTCGCAGGATTCGCAGACCAGAAGCAGCTGTGCATCAACGGCCAGATGGAATGGGTTACCGACGACGACTGGAAGGACGTCCTGACTGCCTGCTGGAACGGAGAGATGCGGATGGCCGCGTTCGATGGGAAGGTGATCATGCTCCCGCAGCGCACTAGCCGCATGGGCAAGAAGGTATTCAGCACCTGGATGGAGTTCCTTGTGGCTATGGCCGCACAGGCGGGGGTGGAGCCGGTCTACAAGTCCGCCCCCAGGAGGATGGCTGCATGAGCTTCAACCGAACCAGGTGTGCTCATTGCAGGCAGAAATTCACCCCGGAGCGTCCCGGCCAGGTCGTGCACCTTGAGTGCGTAGAGGCCTGGGCGCTGGCGCAGGCCGAGAAGCGAGATCGCGAAGAGGCTAAGAAAAAGCGCATGGCCGCCCGTGTCGAGCGCGCAGAGACAGCGAAGCGCCGCGAGGCAATGCAGCGCATTCCCGACCTCATCGCGGTTGCCCAACGCGCTTTCAATGCCTACATCCGGGCCCGGGACTCCGGCAGGCCCTGCATCTGCTGCGGACGCACCGAGGCAATGGGGTACGGCCTATCCGCCCATGGTTGGGACTGTGGCCATTACCGCTCCACAGGAAGCGCAAGCCACCTGCGATTCAACGAGGACAACGCCCACCGCCAGCTGGTGATATGCAACCGACATGGCGCAGGCCGGGCAGTGGACTACCGCATTGGACTGATCGAGCGCATCGGACTGGCCCGGGTGGAAGCACTGGAGTCGGACAACCAGGTGCACAAATGGACTGCCGATGAACTCCGCGGCATCAAGGCCTACTACCGGCAAAAACTCAAGGATCTCCAATGAGCAATTCAGCAGTCAAGAGAGGGCGCAGGCAAATAACCCATGACCTGCTGCGCGTCACCGCGGTGCGTCTGACCCATGAACACCAGGTGCTTTTCAGACGCCTCGGCGGAAGCGCATGGCTGCGAGAGCAGCTGAACGACATAAAAACCAAGAAGGATCAAAATGGCAAAGAAGAAACCAGCGTTTGAACCATCTTGGGTGGTTAGCATCATGTCCAGGTGGGTACATCGCAGGATGAACGCCGCCATTGGATACCCGCACAAATCCCCGGGGTTCAGCGAGAAGACTACAGGTGGGTACAACCACTCCGAGCCGCACGACTATTGCGGTCAGGACTTCTCTGACCTGGAGTTGGCAATCGATCGCATGCGCGAAGGATCGCCAGAGCTGTTCGCTGCTTTCTGGATGCACTACCTGCCGTGGTCTGCGCCGGGCCTGGTTTCAGCTGGCTGTCCATTCGGGAATAGCACCTATTACGACAGGCTGCACAGGGCTCATCGTCATGTGGCGCAGCTGATGGGCGAATCACAGCCGGTAACTGCATAGTAATTTTGTACTACGCAAATATTCGCAGAATGGAGTAAATTGACGGAAATCGACTATGAGTCGAATTGTCAGCAGCCCGCGAAATGCGGGCTTTTTCACTTCTGCGACCTGACGCATTCAGGGCAGTCCGAAAGGGCAAAACCGTGACGGCAACCATCCCAAAGACCGCCTTTAAGAAAGGTGAGAAAAGACCAGGCCAAGGAAAGCGCGGACCCAACAAGACCACCGCGCAGCTAAAGGACATGATCCTTGGCGCATTGGAGCAGTCCGGAGGGGTTGATTACCTGGTCGAGCGTGCAAACGATCCCAAGACCGCTTCTGCATTCCTGACGCTGGTCGGCAAGGTTCTGCCAATGACCGTCGCTGGTGATCCGAGCAACCCACTGCAGGCCATCGTCAAGATCGAGCGGGTTGTTGTTGACCCGTCGTCTTCCACCAAGTGAGCGTCCTGCAGATCGAGACGCCAAGGTGGGCTCTGCCTCTGCTCAAACCGGCCCGGTACAAAGGCGCTCACGGTGGCCGAGGATCTGGCAAGTCTCACTTCTTCGGTGAGCTGTGGCTGGAAGAGAACTTGGCAGAGAAGCTGGACTTCGTTTGCCTGCGTGAGACGCTGAAGTCTCTGGAGTTCTCGGTCAAGAAGCTTCTGGAATCGAAGATAGCGGCCTTCAACGCTGGTGCATACTTCGAAGTGCAGGACCGCCGCATCTTCTCCAAGCAGGGCGGCGTGACGATCTTCGAGGGCATGCAGAACCATACGGCCGACTCGATTAAGTCGCTGGAGGGGTTCGACAGGGCATGGTTTGAAGAGGCTCAGAATGCCAGCGAGAAGAGCCTGACGCTGCTTCGTCCGACCATCCGCAAGCCTGGGTCTCAGCTCTGGTTCGGCTGGAATCCCGACCTGGCTACCGACCCGATCGACAAGCTGCTTCGCGGTGATGTGAAGCCTCCGGATTCGTGTGTCATCGAGGTCAACTACCTGGAAAACCCGTGGTTCCCAGATGAGCTGCGCGCCGAGATGGAGTACGACAGAAGTCGTGATCCAGACAAGTACGCGCATGTTTGGATGGGAAAGTACCGCAGGAATTCGGAAGCCAGGGTGTTCAAGAACTGGAGCATCGAGGAATTCGATGTAGACCCGAAAGCAGTTCTTCGGCAGGGCGCAGACTGGGGATTCTCGGTTGATCCTTCCGTGCTTGTGCAGTGCTGGATCGAGGGAAGAAAGCTCTACGTGCCTTTCGAGGCATACCGTGTTGGCTGCGAGATCGTAGACACGCCCGCGCTGTTTATGACGGTGCCAGACTCCGAGAAGTGGCCTATCACCGCAGACTCTGCCAGGCCGGAGACGATCAGCCACATGCAGAAAAACGGATTCCCAAAGATCATGCCGGCGATCAAGGGTGCCAAGAGCCTGGAAGAGGGCGTCGAATTCCTGAAGTCGTTTGACATCGTGGTCCATCCGCGGTGCACACACCTGATCGACGAGCTCTCGTCCTACAGCTACAAGACAGACCAGCTCACTGGATCGGTTCTTCCGATGCTGGAGGACAAGGACAACCACGTAATTGATGCGCTGCGGTACGCGTGCGAGGGCGCAAGGCGTGCAGTGCGCAGAGAGCGCAAACCATTGCAAACGACACCAGACTCCGGTGGATTTGGATCCTCCGGCAGCTGGATGTCATCCTGAAATTGAACTGAAGAATCGACCGAATCCAAATGGCCACCTCCGACGATGACATCCTGAAGACTGCCAAGGAACGCTTCCAGCGCTCCCTTGAGCGTTCTTCGCACAATCGCGAGAAGGCCAAGGAAGACATCAAGTTCGCCGCAGCATCGCCCGACGATCCGTGGCAATGGGACCAGCTTGGAATGGTGACGCGCCAGAAGCAGAACCGGCCGATGTTGACCATCAACAAGCTCCCGCAGCACATCCGCCAGGTCACGAACGACATTCGCCAGAACCGGCCTTCGATTCGCTACCGCCCTGCCGACAGCAATGCCGATGTGAACGCCGCTGATGTGTTGATGGGGATCGCCCGCCACATAGAGGCCAACTCGGATGCGGACATCGCCTACGACTCGGCAACCGAGGGTCAGGTGACGCATGGACTGGGATACATCCGAGTCCTGACGGATTACATCTCCGATGAAAGCTTTGACCAGGACATTTTCATCGCCAGGGTGAAAGACCCTTTCAGCATCCACGATGACCCCGATGCTGAGGACCCTGTGGGTTCCGACCGCAAGTGGCTGTTTGTCGAGGACAAGATCAGCGAGGACGACTTTAAGGCTGAGTTCCCAAAGGCTGATCCGATCGACTGGACTTTCTCCAAGGATGGAGACTGGTTCGACAGCAAGGATTCAATTCGCATCGTCGAGTATTGGGAGGTGCTGAACGAGTCAGCGGACCTGCTGCTATGGGCCAACGGAGCTACATCATTCAAGGGCGATCAGATCCCGCAAGGCGTCTACATTGGCGAGATGCCGATCAAGACGCGAAAGTCGATCCGACGAAAGGTTGTCTGCCGCAAGCTCAACGGCCAGCAGGTACTGGAGACGAAGGAGTTCCCCTGCAAGCACATCCCGTTCGCCCGGGTGCTTGGCAATGAGTGGATCGTCGACGGCAAGTCCTATTTGAGCGGCCTGGTGCGAAACACCAAGGACAGCCAGCGCATGTACAACGTGGCTCAGACGGCCATTGTCGAGCGCGTGATGCAGGCTCCAAAGGCGCCGTACGTTGCTCCTGCTGAGGCAATCGAGGGCTACGCTGACGTATGGAAGACGGCAAACACCGAAAACCATTCGTTCCTTCCGTACAACCACTTGGACAGCGATGGCAACCCGCTGCCGGCGCCGCAGCGCCAGATGCCTACAACCGTCGAGGCCGGCCTGAACCAGATCGCCATGGGAGCGTCTGAGGACATCAAGTCCGAAACCGGTCAGTACGACGCAAGCCTGGGCCAGCGGTCCAACGAGACAAGCGGTCGCGCAATCATGGCGCGTCAGCGTGAGGGTGACAATGCGACGTTCCATTACGTCGACAACCTTGGACGCGGCATTCGCCATATCGGTCGGATCATCCTGGACATGATCCCGCGCGTGTACGACAGTGCGCGCATTGCCCGCATTCTGGGCGAGGATGGCCAAGCAACGAACGTCCATATCGACCCTCAGCATGGCTCTGCGATTTCCGAGTTCAAGGATGACACCGGAGCAATCCAGAAGGTGCTGAATCCGAACATCGGGACCTATGACGTCTACACCACCAGCGGCCCGAGTTTCACGACCCGCCGAATGGAGGCAGTTGATGCAATGACCGCCATGACGCAGGCCAACCCGCAGCTGTGGCAAGTCATCGGGGACCTGCTGGTCAAGAATATGGATTGGCCTGGCGCAGAAGACATGGCAAAGCGCCTGCGCGCCACACTCCTTCCCAACGTGCAGCAGGAGATCGACGGCGAGAGTGGTGGCGCAAGCATCCCGCCTCAAGTTCACCAAGCAATGGATCAGATGCACAACCAGATCCAGCAGCTCGCAGGTGCCCTTGAGAATGCTTCCAAGCACGCCGAGGAGCTCGAGGAAGAGCGCGAGCTGAAGCTCAATGACCAGCTCATCAAGGCCTATGACGCCGAGACAAAGCGACTCCAGGCTGTGAGCGCAGGCATGACGCCCGAGCAGGTTCAAGCAATGGTCATGCAGACCATCCAGAACCTTCTGTCGACACCTGCGCCTTCAGCTCCTGTAGTAGAGGAGATGGCAGAGATCGAACAGCAGGAACACATGCAGACGCCAGGCCAATTCCCGCCAGATCCTGCGCAGCAGCAACAAGACACGATGAACCCGCCAAGCGCGGGTTTTTCTTTGCCTGAACAACAACCGCAGCCCATGCAAGAAGAGCAGGGCGAACAACCTCAAGGATTCTGATCATGGGCGCACCAAGTACCAACGTCATAAGCTCGCCGGATCCGGCATATGCAGCTGCAGCTGTCACGCCAAGCGACAGCACCGACCTAACATCTGTTGCTCGCGGACTTTATATCGGTGGGGCCGGCGCGGTGAACGTCGATCTCCCAGACGGCAGCACTGTGCTGTTTGCAGCTGCGAACAGCGGATCTATCTTGCCTGTGCGCGTGCGCCGTGTTCGGTCCACTTCGACAACCGCGACGAACATCGTTGCGCTGTATTGAGGGCTTGCTGAGATGATGATCGGGCTGTCACTGTCTATGGTTGGCCAGGCAGTGCAGACGTTGCTGTCGCCAGCATTTTCGCTGGACATGCTGCTGGGAACCCTCGACCCCCGCATCACCTTCACCCGAGCAGACGCGACGACTTGCGCGACGTACTTTGGCAGCGATGGCCGACTTGCAACTGCTGCGGCGAACGTGCCCCGCTTCGACTACGACCCGGTGACGCCTGCTGGGACTACGGGTGTGGAGTTGGTGACAAATGGGACGTTCGCCAGCGGTGCTACGGGGTGGACAAGCGTAGTAACCGGCCCGAGCACCATAACGTACAACAGCAATTCTGTTTCGTTCTACCGGGATGCTGGTGGGCAAGACCCTGAAATACGAAACATCGGAACCGCCACGATCGGCAAGACGTACTACATCACGTTTGATGTCGTATCTGCGTCAAACTACGCAAGTAATATCGGCGTGACATTCAACGCTGGTTTGGCTACATACCCACTTGCAAATCTGACGAGTGCGGGAACCAAGACGTTCTTTGTTGTAGCCACCGCCACGGGGGTAATTGGGATTAAGCATGGTGGAGCAGGGCCATCCACCGTGACCATCTCCAACATATCTGTTCAGCAGGTCACCTTCGCGTCCATCGGCCTGCGGGTAGAGGAATCCCGCGCCAATCTGCTGGCGAATCCGCGTGACTTCACGCAGGCGAGTTGGGTCAAATCCAACGTTACGACTACCCATGACCAGCTAGGGATTGATGGTGTAGCAAATGCCGCATCTAAAGTATTGGATACCGCAGTTTATGGGAGTCACGTCTTCCAGTCGAACACTGCAACCACCGTATCTACTACTTACACATTCTCTGCTGTATTGAAGCAGTCCGGCTCGTTGCCTTGGGTGTTGTTTGGGCAAGATGTAGCAGGCGTAGGATTTTTCAGCTTTAATCTGACTACAGGTGCATTCGGTTCGACTACCGCTGGAACTTACATCAGTCGGAGCGTTATCAACGAAGGTGGTGGATGGTGGCGTGTCAGCATAACCTATTCAGCAGCCAACACCACTTCGGGCGGGGCCATCTTCATTTCTGGCAATGGTGATAGTTCCAGCCCAACATACACAGGAACCGGAACAAACGGTTTCATCATCGACTGCGCCCAGCTTGAGGTCGGCTCTTTCGCAACGAGCATCATCCCGAGCCAGTCCACCCGCGCCGCCGATGTAAACGTCAGCACTGCAAACATCCCTGGCGCTACGGGCACTGTGGTGATTTCTGCGGTGGCGCCCAACAACTCATCTAGCACGCAGGTTCTGTACTCCATAGATGATGGAACTTCTGCCAACAGGTTCACTATCACCCGTGCAGCTTCAGGAACAATAGGAGCGCAGTGGATTGTTGCGAACACATTGCAGGCGAGCTTGAATTCTGTAGCTTCAGTTTCAGGAAATTCCGCATTCAAGGTGGCCGTGGCATGGTCTGCTGGAAACTTTGCCCTTTCGCTGAACGGTGCCACGCCTGTGACCGCTTCGTCAGGGTCTATTCCGACAGTTACAAGCCGACGCTTAGGCATGAACTTCTCGAATGGACAGATGTGGAACTCCACCATCAAGTCCGTTGCCGAGTATTCGTCCCAACTGCCGAACTCTACGCTGCAGGCACTCTCGACATGACCTGCTTCCTGGTCTCCTTCGTTATCGGTGCAGTCACGGCCAGCGTGTTCTGGCTGCTGGCCTACCCGCTGCTGTGGGTCATCGTCGCAGCCTACGCCGCAGGGGCTATCACATGGGTACTGCTGGCTTTCCTATCGGTGCGCGGTGAGCGGTTCATCGAGTGGTTGGTGGGATAGCGGCCAAGCGCACCTAATTTCTCAAGAGTTTCGGGGCCCCCGCCCCATCCGTACCTGCCCGGTCTGACAGGGTTTCGCCGAGAGGCTTCCAAAAATGTCTAACGACGCACTCGATGCGGGCTTGCCCGCGACCTCCCAATCGGAAGAGGCTAAAGGAACCGAGCAAAACACAGCCGACACGACTGCGCGTGATGGTGATGTGGAGAAGCATACGCAGGAGGACCAGCAGCAGGCGCCCAAGACCTTCACCCAGGCCGAGGTCGACGCAATGGTTCAGAAGCGGCTACTGAGGGAAGAGCGCAGGTTCTCCCGTCGAATGGAGCAGCAACTGCGAGAGCAGCAGCAATCCAAGGCACTGGAAGAGCCAAAGCGTGAATCGTTCGGAGACGAAACGGCATACCAGCAGGCGCAGCTCGATCATCTGATTGAGAAACGCGCAGCAGAGAAGCTGGCGCAGCGTGAAGAGGCAGTACGGCGCGATCGGATGGCTGAAACCTTCCAAGAGCGTCTGGACAAGGCCTTAGACCGCTTTCCGGATTTCACCGAGGTAGTCAGCAGCCCAACGCTTGCTATCAACACGGACATGGCCGAGTTCATTGCAGACAGCGAACACGGACCGGATCTGGCGTACCACCTCGGAAAGAACCCGGCCCTGGCTGCTCGGATTGCAAATATGCCGACGATCAAAGCCGCTCGCGAGCTGACCCGCATTGAAGCGGAGCTGGCAGCAAAGCCCAAGGCACAGCCGTCTAAGGCTCCGGAGCCAATCACTCCTGTCGGCACCCGAGGTCGCTCGACAAGTTCGTCTCAGCCATCTGATTCGGATGACATCGACACCTGGATGCGCAAGGAGCGAGACCGCCAGAGCAAACGACGGTAAGCCGAACACAACGCCACCAAGCCAATGAGGCCACCCATTGCGGTGGCCTTTTTCATTTCTGAAAGAACATCATCATGTCGAATTCGATTCTCACCCCCACCGCAGTGACCCGCAAAGCCCTGCAGATCCTGCACCAGAAGCTGAACTTCATCGGCAGCATCAACCGCCAGTACGACGACAGCTTCGCCAAGACCGGCGCCAAGATCGGCTCCAGCCTGAAGATCCGCCTGCCCAACCAGTACACGGTCCGAACCGGTGCATCGCTGTCCACACAAGACACCACCGAGAACAGCACCACCCTGTCTGTGGCAACGCAGAAGGGCGTCGACACCACGTTCACCACGAACGAACTGACGCTGTCCCTGGACGACTTCTCCGAGCGCATTCTGGAGCCGGCAATGGCTGTTCTGGCTGCCAACATCGAGGCGGACGCACTGTCGATGGCGCTGGACATCTACCAGAACGTCAACAACACCGGCTCTGCGATCACCCTGAACAAGGTTCTGGCCGGCCGGAAGGCTCTGACGGACGCCCTGGCGCCCAGCAGCCAGCGCAAGCTTCTGCTGAACACCCAGGACAACCTGGACCTGGTTGACGGCCTAAAGGGTCTGTTCCAGGACGGCGCAACCATCGCGGCTCAATACCGCGACGGCATGGTCGGTCGTACCGCAGGCTTCGGTGACATCTACGAAAACACCCTGATCGCCAACCAGACCACCGGCACCGCCCTGTCGGCCACGACCTACACCGTGAACGGCGCAAGCCAGACCGGTTCGACTGTGACCGTTGCAACCGGTTCGACGACCTTCAAGAAGGGTGACATCGTCACCTTCGCAGGTTGCAACCGCGTCCACCCGGAAACCAAGGTCGACACCGGCGTCCTGCAGTCCTTCGTTGTGACTGCAGATTACGCAGGCGGCGGCGGCAACCTGGCCATATCGCCGGCCATCGTCACATCCGGTGGCACCCAGAACGTGTCGGCATCCCCGACCAACGGTGGTGCGGTCACCAAGGTTGGCGGCGCAAGCGCGATCTACAAGCCGTCTCTGGCATTCCATGAGAACGCATTCACCTTCGCCACCGCCGACCTGGAAGACGTCTCCCAGTACGGCGCCTGGGGTGCCCGCGAGGTGTACGACGGCATCTCCATGCGGATCGCACGCCAGTACGCCATCAGCTCGGACACCGTTCCGTGCCGTATTGACGTGCTTTATGGCTACAAGACCATCCGCGCTGAGCTGGCCTGCCGAATCCTGAGCAACTAAACGCCAGGACTTGGCTGAAGCCCGGATTTGCATTGAGCGGTCCGGGCTTCTTCAACAACCTACTAGAGAGACACACTATGTTCGTCGAATACCCCAAGCAGCTGTACCGAGCCTCCTACGAGGACACGGCCGTTGTGAATGATGCAGACCAAGAGGCCGGCGCCCGCGCAGATGGCTTCGAGATGTTCTCGGAGATCTACGAGCGCGAAGGCCAGTTCCCTGCTCCTGCGAAGGCCAAGCGTGGTCGCAAAGCATCTGCAACCGATGCCGGAGCTGAAGACGCGACTGCTGCTGTGGATGCTGTGGAGGTTGCACAGTAATGACCACCGCGCTCGACATGATCAGGCGCGCCTATCGCATGATTGGCGTGTACTCCATCGGAGAGAGCCCGAGCGCGGATGAGGTCGTTGATGCGCTGGCCGCGCTTAATTCCATGCTGGGCGTTTGGGCAAACGATCACTTGATGATCTACGCCAGCACTCAGGACGCGATCACTCTATCGCCTGGCGTCGGTTCGTACACGGTGGGTCCGACAGGCGATGTTTCGTCAGCTAGGCCTGCATCGATTGACACTGCGTCCAACCTGGTCTGGAACGGAGTCTCGTATTCGCTGATCGTGGCAACGCTGGACGAGTACCAGGCCATCAAGATGAAGACGCTGCAGTCCACGCTGCCGTCCGTCATCTGGATGAACCCTACGTTCCCGAACGCGACAATCACGCTGTACCCGGTGCCTTCGCTGCCGATGACGCTGAACCTGATCACATGGAAGCCGCTGAGCTCTTTTGCATCCGCAGCCGATTCTGTGAATCTCCCGCCCGGGTATGAGGAATGCATCGTCAGCAATCTCGCATGCGCACTTGCGCCAGAGAACGAAGTTCCTGTCCCGCCGCAGGTTGCAAAGATGGCGACCATGAGCAAGAAGGCGATCAAGCGGACGAACTGGCAGCCGCATTTCCTTGGCTTTGAGCAGGGCATTCCGGCCGGCGGTCGGTTCAACATCTACACGGGCCTGCCTGCATGAACCTCCAGCCTGTCCCGCTGTTCGGCCTTGGAGTCCAGGGGAAGTCGTCAAACGTCGACGCTCAGCGCCGAGTCAACCTGTACGTTGAGGTGCAAAGCGATCCGGAGAAGAGCATTCTCACGCTGTACCCGACGCCAGGGCTGTCGACATTCGTCAACATGGGAGCAAACCCAAATCGTTGCCTATACGAGAAGGGCGAGACGATGTACCTGGTGAACGGGAACAAGTTCTACTCCCTCACCAACGACGGTACGACAACGGTCCTGGGCACGCTGAACACATCTGGCGGTCGCTGCGCTATGGCGGACAACGGCACGCAGATCATGATCGTAGACGGCACCTATGGTTACATCTACGACACGGCGGCGCTCACGTTCTCGTTGATCGTGGATGCGGATTGGCCAGGAGCCGATACGGTCACGTTCTACAACGGGCGGTTTGTCGTGAACAAGCCTGGGACGGGGCAGTTCTTCGTTTCTGGTCTCTATGACGGAATGTCCTGGGATGCTCTTGCATACGCCACCGCAGAGGCAGACCCTGACAACATCGTCCGGCTGATTGCCGACAGCGGACAGCTCATGATATTTGGTGCGCGCACGACAGAGTTCTGGGGCGACTCCGGTGCCGCGGACTTCCCGTATGCGCGCATCGGTTCGGCTGCGATCGAATGGGGCCTTGCTGCGCGTTGGAGTCTATGCAAGTTCATGGACTCGCTGATCTTCCTTCGGAAAAACCGGTTGGGCCAGGTGCAGGTATGCATCCAGAACGGAACCGATGCGCAGCCGGTCAGCACGCCAGAGATGGACTATGTGTTCTCGAGCTATGCGGCCTATTCGGATGCCACTGGGTTTGCCTACATGCTCAGCGGGCACCCGTTTTACCAGATCAATTTCCCAACCGCCAATGAGTCCTGGCTGTACGACGGACAGAGCAAGGCATGGTCAAAGGTGCAATTCGGATACTCCGGGAGGCACCGAGCAGACCAGCAAGTGCAGCTGCTGGCAAAGAACTACGTAAGCGACTGGGAGAATGGAAAGCTGTACCGGCTCCAAGAGGGTACGTACACCGACGATGGAGCAGTGATCGTCCGAGAGTTTGTAGGTAGGCACCAGGCGTCTGGTGACTTCTCACATATCAGCCAACTTTGGCTGGAGATGGAGTCAGGTGTCGGGATCCAGTCGGGGCAAGGATCGTCGCCTCAGCTGATGATGCAGGTCAGCCGTGATGGCGGGCACGAGTGGGGTGCCGAGGTGTGGCGCGACATTGGAGCCGCAGGCAAATACCGAGCACGGGCTGTATTCAACCGCCTTGGAAGGGCGCGGGACTGGCTATTCAAGTTCCGTGTTACTGACCCTGTGAAGACGGTGTTTGTAGCGGCTTGGGGCCGGAGGGCGGCATGAGCTCGAAGGGGTTCGACTACCCGAGCAATACGCCGGTTGTAACCCCCGCTACTGGCCGGGCTACGGACCCTTGGCAGAGCGTATTCAACCGCTGGCATTCGCTTGTCATCACTCTACAGCAGAGTGGCCCAACTACGCAAAGGCCAGCCTCTCAGCTGTGGGTAGGGCGGGTGTTTTTTGACACGACGCTTGGTAAGCCTGTGTGGCTCAAATCCGTAAACCCTGATGTATGGGTTGATGCGTCTGGGGCTGTAGTTTGACGCCAATGTTCGCAGCCTGGAGATCTGTACTTCCA